TCTTGTTGTAAATAAAATCCATCATTGCCATCTCCCTCCAAAAGGATAAAATCCTCCACTTTCTCCATACCTAAGACTCCACTAATAAAGAGACCATTTGTTCTATCATCTGGGTTTATCTCTACATTAAAGTTCGCTGAGAAAGTTTTGTTGGGCCCAATAGACGCCCCATAAGAGAAGTTCTGTAATTTAGCCCCTTTGAAGGTATATCTTAGAGCTTCTTCTTGGGTGTTGATTGGAATTTTTCCAGCGTTAATTGGAGCTAAAGTAGGCTTTTCGCAATTTTGCGGGTCTACTTTGATAGTAAAATCATAGCCGCTATTTATAGAAATCAGATCTACAAGAGTACCGCTATTACCTGATTCAACTAATGCATCTATGGAAAGATTTGCATATACAGTACTAGTAGCCCTATTATCTACAGGGAACCTATAACCCAAATTACTTAACTCTTGCCTATTTAAATCCATAGAGATGCTGTATCCCTGTATATGGAGTTTATCAAAATCTACACCAAGTCCCGAAAAAGAATCAGTTGTTAGAGTTATGTCTCCGGGAGCAAGGGCAGCGTAACCTTCTTCAGCTAAAGTTTTAGGTATAACAACCTCTCTCTGGGGGCTTATAGTCCCACTTTTAGTTTCTATTCCCGGCGCTTGAAAACCACTGCCGCTCATAGTAAAAGAAGCATTGTAAGCTGTATAAGAAACTGAGGCGGAAGGAAAACCGCCTACTGCAGCGCTGGTTGAATAAGAATTTAAATAACAGTTTCCAAATCCTATAACGTGATAATCTGGCGAATTAGGATCTATAGATTGATGCTCGTCAGGACGAGTAAAGTCCTCTTTAAATTGTCTTCCGTATAAATCATTTCCTTCCTGATTTACGACAACGTATATATTTTTCCCATCTCTATACTCATTTAATGGAAAATCTTCCCAGACCTTTCTAACCTCGTCGTTCTTAACAGGATTGAAAAATCCAGATAAAAGAGATACTTGCTCATTGTTTGGATAGTAAGACTGGCCACTAAACGGATAATTATACAAAGGATAATTTACGTTCAGACCAAGCCGTGCCTCATTTTTGGTACCGCACAATAAATAATTAAAATTGACATTAACCGTAGGATGGTTAATTATAGGTCTATCAACTAGGCCGCGTTGATTAATTTGAGTAATATCTGTGTGAGGGACATTGATAGAATAAGAAACAGATTGAACCCTGTCTATTGGATTCAACCTGTTAATCTTTTGAACTAAATTGGAGTCGTCGTTTACCGGTAAAGGCTCATAGTAATTAAAAAAGTTTTTACCACTTTCTGGAGCAGGTCCTAGAAATAAAGCCTGACAGTTGTAAATTACAGTTGGCTTTGCCATTACGCATCTCCTTCATAAACGCTCGCATAAAGTATTCCAGCTAAGAAGTCATCAACTTGATGTTCCAGCGCAACATCTTGAATCTTTTTAACTCTTTCGTGGTTTCTGTCTGTGGGTTCGGCTGCGTACCTTCCGGCTTTTGCCAACCAATTCTCTGGATCTTCGTTAGCTATAACTATATTTGTTATTTCTCTAGCTACTTCTTTTTGCTGTTTGCTTAACCTTTTTCTACTATGAATCTGCCTCAATGAGGCTTCTACTTCCAAGTTTAACTTGTCTGATAAATTTAAGTTATCTTGTATTTTAGTTAAACTAAAATTAAGGGCAGCCTTAGTTCCTATGGGAGTTTTAGTATCCGTCTCTTTTGGGGTATTGCTTCCTGCAGGTCTCCCGCTCATCTGAGGACCTTTAGCGCCGCCAATAATAGGCTCATAAAGTCCTTCGTTTCTCAACTCTTTAAATTTACGCTGAGACTCAAGCGATTCTTCTTCAGTTGGGAAGCGCCCAGATTCTATAGCTTGAACGCCTTCTTCTGGAGTAAGAACCCCTAATTCAATAAGCCTGCTATAAACTCTTGAGTAAACTGAAGTGTCTCTCAAATCAACATCCTCAAAGTGAGCATTAGGATAATTTTTAAAGCCCATTTCTTTTGATATACGTCTTATCTCAGGCATCAAGAAGTTCTCTAAAAATACTCTACGTGCCTGTTTTAAGCGCTCCATGAATACCTGAACTTTAATGCTAGTATTAGCAAATTTTTCATCGCTAAGAAGAATGTTATTAAGACCCATTTGTATATCTTGATTAACAACGTCGTATTTTCGGGGATCTAATATATTAGCAATATCAGGAATAACAAATTTAGCATCAGTAGTATAATCCGATATCAAAACACGACCAACAGACTCATTCTCAAATAGCTTCTGCATGGCCATAAGATTTCTTTGATTAACTCCGCCATCTTGAGGCTTCGCCCCCATCGTAACTAACAGAATGGCTTGGTTGGTAGTACGGGCTACAGCCATATCCATTTGCTTCATTTCCTGCTTCCAGTTTATATCCTCTAGCACTGGATAACCCATTGGAACTGCAAACGGTTCATAGTCTTGCTTTTTATAGAAAACAGCTATGAGTTTATCCGTGTCCAACGGAATAGTCACCGCGCTCATACCTACGCGTTTAGTATCATTTATTAAGTCTTTTGTTTGCTGAGGTAAACTGTCAAACACTTCTTGCTGCTCCTCTGTTTGAGGATGCCTTAGAAGCTGTAGTTCGTAATCAGTCACAACTTTATAATAAACTCCTGTGCTGAAAGAAATGCTTCCTTGAAGCTGTATGTCAGAAGGGTTAAGAATAATATACTTAGAAGGTATCTGCAACTCTTCTGAGGCTTGGCTCAAGCCAAAAGTTTGGTTTATTTTAAATGCGTCAGACTTGTCCATCTTTGCATCAAATCTGTGCATGAATACATTTCCTGATCTGTAGTACTCTCTAAAGAATCTACTCTGAAGATCGTCAATGTTTATCTTTTTAAATAAAGTGTCAAAAAACTCTCTAGACTTTCTGCTTCCTCCTGTATAATAAAGATCGCTGATAGAGAATTCTGTCATTAGATCTATAGTATTTCTGAATACAGAAAAATTGTAATAAGCCTTTTGACACAGAATAATTGTATCCCGAACATCAATATTAGAGTTATTGCTGACTCCATGGGAATACTTGAACGGAATCATGCCGTTATCGATATTCCTGAATCTATCTGTCCGCGGGATATCGGCAGCAGCGTTTCTGCGTCGACCTGTCTGAGAGGCTTTTGCTTCATGCATTGCCATCAGTGGTTCCGCACCTTGTTCCGTTTTCTTCCTTACAGCCATAATTTACTTTAAATTTACACTTAACCTAGCATTCTGGGAGTAAAAGTGTGATTAATTTGTTCAACTTGAGTATTTTTAAGATCATTATAAGCCTTAACTGCCCAGTTTCCTAACATTAAAGTAGTATAATTATCCTTTCTGGCCCGGTTAGCGGAAGTACTTCTTTTTAAGTGCTGGGGGAGATCAAAAGTCTGAACCCCTTTGGCTGTAGTTTTAACCTCTACTAACGCGCACTGCTTTTTAGTCTGGTAAACTATGTCATCTTGGAACTCAATTAAGTCCCCCTTATTTTCATAAGGCATTAGCTTAACAGGAACAGCTTGAGCTGAAGCCTTATCAAAGAAGCTGCCGCACGCCGCGGTGCGTGAAGCAAACCAAATCCTTTTATGATCTATAGAGGCCTGAAGATACTCATTAGCCTCGCGAAGAAAAGTACTTGAAAATAACTGCTTGAAACAAATAACGTTCTCTTTCACATTGTACTGGCTTTTAGCCTTCATGAGCATTTGCTGGTAATCGTTTCCAGTCTTGTCACTGTTAAAATCAAAAAACTTTAAATTTATTTTAGCCTCTCTAAAAAGCTCTGACTCGTTTGCGCTATCTATGAATTGATATCCAGCATTATCTATGATTAATAACTCTATTTTAAAGCTGGTCATTAAGTAAAAAAGATATTTTATATGATCTTTTAAGTCGCCGCCTGCTACAGCATAAGCATGAACTAACGTAGACTCATTACCTTTTTCTTCATCGAGCTCCAAAACGGACATAGCAAAATAATCCGAACTTGGGCTATTACTAAAGCTCGGATCGATTGCTAAAATATATTTTTTTTCGGGGTCTCCTTTTATTAAAGTATGCTGTTTCTCTCCGTCCGGAATAGTGCAGTCATGCATTTTCTTCGCGCTAAAATAACTATCACTTCCATCAGTGAACTGAGCGCAATACTCTCTTTGAAACGATGAATTTGACGAGCCTCCAGACTGCGCCTCCTCAATGACTGTGCTATCAATCATATCAGAGGGAATAGAATCGAAAGCCATCTGAGATATAAAATAATTAGACTGTTGTATATCCTCAGAGTAAATATTATTCATCCACTCTTTGTATGTTTTATACAGGTTCTCAAAACTAAAACTGGCAGAAGACAAAGCTATCATCTTGGAGTTGTTCTGAAATTGAACCCTGTCTTCTTCTTTCATTTCGCCTTTTTTGATTAACTCGTCCTCCATTTCTCGTATCTTAATACGTTCAGCCATATCTTGAGGGGCGACCAAAAAGGGCATGAGTACTGTTTTGATAGTCTCCTCTGGTAGAAGCAAGAACTCGTCAAGGACTAGAATGTTAGCGCGAAAACCACGAATTTTTTCTCCACTAAGGGGGATTGCTGTAATCGTGCCTTCATTTATTTTCCACTCAAACTGATCGTTACGTTTAGATTTAGCTCCAAAAGCATGAGCTAACATTTGCGCCTCTTTCGATTCGACTATTTTTTCCAAATTATTGAATATGAATCTAGCGGTACGAAAGGTAGGTCCAGCAATTAGTATCTTAGTTCTAGGCTCGAAAATGCATTGTAAAAAACAATATACGGCCGCGATGAAACTCTTGCCACATCCACGTCCCCATACGCACATACTAAAGTTACGGTTGAAAAAAGCTTTTAGTGTTATCTCTTGATATAGGGCGAGTTTAATCCCGGAAAGAAGCTCGGTGGTAAATCCCAAATTAGCCCGCATAAATTTAGCTAGAGTGATCTTAGCTTGCCGATCTGGAAGCTCTCCTTTTAGATCAAGTAACTCTTGATTTAAATTCGGGATAGGTTTTGAATATTTTTCTGGGCAGTACCACATTAGTCTAAATAAGCTATAAGAATTATTAAAAATAAAATAATTAAAGCTTGTTCGTAAGTTAAAATAATTCTACCTCTCATAATAGTTTTAAATCGTAAGCTAGCTGTAAATCAAATTTATCTTTCAAGACGTCTGACAATAAAAGTTTTTTTATGATCCTCACGCACTCTTTTCTACCATTAACGAAGAGAAACTGTATATGAGGAAACTCTTGGATCAGATCTCTTACGTTATGAAAAATAAAATCAGGAGTCACTCTGGTGTTCTTCTTGTAAACATAAGGAAGTCTGTTAAAAGCTAGACACTCATCAAGCTTTCTTTCTACTAATATTACCATATAAGCATTTTCTTCTGCGGCTCTATTTATTTCATTTTTAAATCTTTCTAAGCCGGAGCTTAAAGTGCCTATCAAGTCGGGAACAGATTTTCTCTCAATATATGTATTGTGAGTTTTTTCCTTGTCGTTTAAACAATAGTCTCCAAACTTCAAACCTTTTACTTCGGTTGGAAAATCATTTATCTTCAATGGGTTCTGCTCTCGAGAGTCTATATAAATTAAATGCTCATTTGAAAAAGTTTCTTCATACTCTTTTTTGATAGGGATGTTTTTAAATTTATTCTTATAGCCTATCTGTTCGCAAAGCTTATAATAGCTGTCAAAAATAACTTCATAGTAAGATATAGGAGGTATAGGAAGGGTCCTAAGCTCAACTTGGGTAGGAGCGTATTTTAAATTTTTTTCAGTTTTTCTTTTCTCAAGGATATCTCTACAATATTCCTGAGCCTTTTCTATAGGAATTCTTTTCAACCAGTTCTTCAAATTTCCTTTGCTGTTAAAATCGGAAGCAAAGTACTGATCTTTATTTTTAAATTTTATTAGATGTCCTGTATGTAAATCTTTCCTTGGGTAATGCTTATGGTAATAGTCAGCGATAGACAATTTATGAGCCTTCAGATGAAGATGAAGACCTTTATCTTTTTCAAATTCTTTCCCACATTCTTGACACTTAACCATTTAAAACTTCTTCTTCGCTGATGCCCATGATACGCGATTTTATATCCTCCATAGAACTTAGCCTTTCAATTTCTGAAGATATATTTTTCTTACGTATCTCAGCGATCTTTATCATTTTATTCCTAGACTCTTCATCTTTCCAAAGTTCTACAAGGTTTAAAATGGAAGCAGATTCTTGAAGCACCTTACTCATCCTTTGACTTCTTTTTTCTTTAAGCTCATTAAGAAGTTTAGTTTGTCTATTAACGCACTGGTTGTACTCAGTCTGCGCTGTATTTATGGCTTCAACTAAGCTCATAGCCATTCTGCGCCCTTCGGTGTCTTCTGCGTTTTGATCCAGCAAGGTCTGTAGTCTTTCTACCCTGCGTTGGATATTTGAAGCTATCACTACTTCCGCCGATAAAACAATATACTGGTCTACCTCTTCTTGCGTTAGATCTGATTTGTCCCAAGTATATCTAACGAAGCTACTTTCAAATAATTCACGGTCTGTTTCTATTGCATAGGTACTGATCTGATGCAAGAACCTGAACGTGTGCATATAAGCAATCAAAGTACTCATGCTTTTTTTTATTTTGGGGCTTATTTTTTCTTTATCTATACCGTTGTGTACATATTTATTAACCCTTACTATCGCTCTTGATTCTGATTTAGGGGGAGCGTAACCTCCCTCTACGGGGACTTCGTCATTAGTATCTGAGTACTTAATTTGATTAGGAAGTTCGTTGATATATTCCGCGACTACTTTGTACCTTAAATCCAAAGCTGCTATTTTATTATCCTCGAAAATCAAACGCGCCATATCCATAGGTTTCATGGCGCTACAATTATTATCTATAAATTCTTTTTGGTCTTCTGTCAGCTCGACTTTTTCTTTTGGGTAATACTTGTGAGAAACTTTTGCGTTTAAGCTCTTTTCGGCTAAAAACTTTTTTACTGCTCTTCCGTATTTAGATCTACCGTCTACCATCTCCTCTGGTATATCGGGAAATACAAGTTTTATTAGTTCCTTAATGTAAGGGGGGTCATCAGTCCTTTTATTCCACTCTTCTAGAATGGCTAACTGCTGGTCTTCGTTAAGATCTATATTTTTAGACTTCATATTATTTCAACCTCGCCGCTGTGTATTATTTTTTTTACTTTTTGTATTATGGCCTTTTTGACGTTTTTGATTTGTTTATACCCCGGAACTCTATTTTTCTCATTAGTCTTATAACCCATTAGAGTGGCAGCTTTTTCCTCTGAAAGATTGTCTATGTATAAAGCTTTGTATATTTTCCATTCCGCGGGTTTTAAAATTTCTTTCATTTTTGTATTCAATTTATCCATGAGTGACATTATATCTATATCGCTATATTCGGCTGAATTTATTTCATACTCATGATCATTTATGGATACTGGAAGTTTGGCGTCATAAGCTTGCTTTCTAGTCCTCACCCAATTCGCAAATAGTGGACAAGCTTCGGATTGCTTGCCGTAGATGTAACACAAATCCCCAGACTCAGCCGCCGCGCATTTCAAACATGGACGACAATAATTGCCGTAATTATTACGTATCAGATTTTTTATTTGATTGGATATAATCCTATTGATCCAAGGATTAAGAGGTTTCTTAGGGTCATAAAGATGCCATTTTCTAAAAATGTGAATTCTTAGAATCTGCGAGACATCGTCGAAATCCATCCAAGCAAGAGCCGTCAAGTTCCACTTAGACTTTCTTTTTTTTATTTCGACATCTATCTGTTCTATAAAGTCTTCAAACTGAGGTTTACGTTTGGGCATCGTTAAAGCGGGATGACCCAGCGTCTCTTAGAAAATCTTGAGCAATAGTTTCTTTTGAATAGCTTGAGTCTACCTCCCTCTGATAGCCGTCGTCTATACTGTTTGGATTTGACCCCGCAATGTCTTCCAGTCTAGTCGGCCGCACCCTTCTCTCTCCCTGAATCTCGAAATCTAATTTACTCATATTCGTAGAAAAGTACTCCTCTTCTTCTTCCTCAACTTCTACTCTTGCTACACTGGGTACGGGTTTAAATACTTTCTTAGCTGGAGCTGCGCTAGCCGTAGAAGTAAATGAACTGCCGCAGCTAGCACAAAACTTTGGCTTGTTCAAAGAATAGTCAGTACCAGAACCGCAAGATAGACAATACATTTTCATAAATATGATTACACAAAATATATTATTTAAAAATAAAGGTTTTTCAAAAAAAGTGTATTACATAATAAGTATGCAGGACTCCAAATTTACTAATGCGGACGGCGTAGAGTACGAATTATTATGGAAAAAGCCGCATTATAAATATAACGCAGAAGGACTTTGCTGTTCTCCCGAGTCAGAAAATCCTCAAATACTCATAGACCCCAACTTAAAAGATCGGAGGAAAATGAGCGTCTTAATAGAAGAAATAACTCACGCCTTCTTTTGGGAAAAAAGCGAAAGGGAAGTGAGAAAGTTCTCCTCTACGTTGTCTAAATTAATTCAAAAAAATATCAGTAAGTCTCGTTCTCGTTAATTTTTGTAACTATAAATTTAGTTAGCTCTGACCTTACGATATCTTCTTCGTTGAACTCAAAAGTGTGAATGCCCATTTTCTTACTCTCTTCGTCATCAAAAATATCAAAGAGTTTTAGAAATCCTCCTCTATTACCATTTTTTAAATCAGTCTGCATAGGGTCGGCCATAATAAAACATCTAGAATATTTACCTATTCTGGTTAGTACTGTAACTATTTCCCTGAAAGAACTATTTTGAGCTTCGTCTAGAAGAATAGCTTTTCCGTTCCAGCTCATGCCTCTGGCAAAATTAACGGGATGTATAGAAACTCTTTTTTCTTTTTGTAGCTTTTTTACAGTTTCTTCGCTTAGAAGTTCATCCAACTTATCCATGAACGGCAAGTTATAGTAATGAAGTTTTTCGTCTGCGTCTCCGGGGAGAAAACCTAATCGAGAATCAGAACTTTCTACTGCGGAACGCATATAAATGACATCAGATACTTTTGAGGTATTCAGTAGCTGAAGCGCCGAATAAACAGCAGTTAGAGTTTTTGAGCTTCCCGCTGGACCTTTACATAATATTAACCTTGTAGATTTATCTAAAGAAATGTCTATAAAACGTTTTTGTTTTTCTGTCCAAGGCAGCTCATCTATGTAGAAAGTATCCCTAGGCTTTATTGGATCCCTTTGATGAATTTTAATCCGTCCGTCCGCAATATCGAGAGAATCGAAATCTCCCGTGCTCTTTACTTTTGACATCACAATCATTTTACACTGAAAAAAGTGTAATAAACAAAGAAACTTATGAGTGACATTTCTCAAATAGCGCCAGAGGTGATGAATGTGGCTACTAACTTAGCCGATTTATCGCAAGGTCAAATGGACAAACAGAAAGTGGAAGGTTTTTTGGAGAGCCTTATCGGGGAATATGGATGGCTATTGTTAATAGCTATTATGACTATAATGGCGAAAGATATGATAATGAATTTCGCTCAAGGAATTCTTGTATTTATGGGGAGTAACTTTAACAACGATGACATTATCTATATTTCTGGCCGTCAAGCGCGTATAGTTCGCGTCGGAATTCGTAATACCGTTTTTTACATGACAGATCGTAAAACTAAGATGTTGGTACCCAATGAGCAATTGAAACAACTTACTATTGAAAAAACTTTACCTAAAAATGGCGGAGAGCCTTACTTACCCAAAGCTAGTGATCCTAGTTTTATTGGCTGGGAAGAAGTTCCCATAAACCCTCCCCCTATGCAGGTTGAAGTGGTAGAGAAACCTACCAGAAGGACAAGAAGTAAAAAATGAAAATAATAGTAGTCTCATGTGCAATATTTTTATGCGGATGTTTATCGGTTGACGAAAGAGGAAGGTTGGAAAAAGTTAGATTTTCTGTCCCCGCCTTTTTTCAAGTGGAAATGGATTATTACAAAGATAGAGAAAATATAGGTAGGCCAATTATTAAGACTAATGCCCCGGGATCGGTGATGTTAAAACCTGAGAACCTCTCTGTTAGAACCAATACTCCGATAAGCTTATGGGAACCAGCTGGAAAATTAATGGAAATGACCGAAAAATAAGTGTAAAAGAAAATAGAGAAATGAAAGAAATAGATTTCACTGAGCAAATTGTTAAGTGGCGCGAAGAACAGGAAGCCGCCATGTCTAAAAAGCAGTACGAGAAAATCGATACTAAAGAGCTAAAACGTGACGACAAAAAAGAAAAGAAGGAACACGAAAAGGACGCTCTTGAAGATGACGATAGCAAAATAAAAAAACTCAAGAAGGGTAAGCCTTCTGAAAAGAAAAGCGTAGAAGTTCATGACATAAAGAAGGACGAAAAATATGATAAGAAAAAGCTTAAAGAGATGAAGAGCGCAGTCCTTTCTACTAAAAATAAAAATGACCTACCCGATTCAGATTTTGCTTATATCGAACCGGGGGGAGAAAAAGACTCTGAGGGAAAAACTGTACCTCGTTCATTGCGTCACCTCCCAATTAATGACGCTGCTCATGTGCGTAATGCACTAGCTAGGTTGAATCAAACCAAAATCAGTGAAGAGGCCAAAAAAGCAGCCCTAAAAAAAATTAAAGCTGCGGCTAAAAAGTTTGGAATTAAGGTTAGTGAAGCATCAGCTTCTATAGACTACTCCGAACTATATTAATCGTTCTATAGAAATGAAAAAGCCCCGCGAAATGCGGGGCTTTATTTTTATGTAGATCACTTATTCTCCGGGTTTATTCTCGTCAATAACTTTATCCCTCTTATTGGCGAACTCTTTTTTTATGCCTTCCATTCTTTTCTTCATTTCTTCTCGGTGCTTTTTTCTCAATTCATGTAGCTCCTTATGAAGCTCCTTCATCTTTTCCCGAAGCTCATTTAATTCTTCGCTATCTATTTTCTTACCTTTCCAATGATGTCGGCGTTTTTTACTTTCAATATGCTTTTTTCTTTTTTCCGCCGCCGCTTTGAATCTCTCTTTGAGTTTTTCTTTGTTTACTTTTTCGGGGTGAGGCTTACCCTTGTGTTTACTTGGTTTAGCTTCGGCCGTTGTTAACACTGATGCTATAATTGCTATCAGTCCATATTTAAAAATATTTTTTACCACCATGGTACTAGTTTAGTATACACCTTTCATGTGTAATAAGTTTTATGAAAAAGAAAGATATCCTAATAGTCGCCCTAGGAGTCGCTCTGTTGGTTTTTGTTATATGGATGCTACAGGGAGAGGAAATTAAGGAAAAAGTCGCTGAGAACGCAAAGGAGGCGGCAAAAGAGGCTATTGTAGAGAAAGTAGTGGACGAAGCTGCTGACAAAGCTAAAGAAAAGCTAAAAGAAGAAGTTTTAGATAAACTGCTTCCGTGAACCAGTTTCATACATACCTTAAGGAATTAAGGTTGAGAAAGTTTGATAATATTACAAAATTAGCTAGACTTCTTAAAGTAGATTATCAAATGTGGCGAAAAATAGAGAGGGGTATAAACCCCCCTCCAAAAAAATCCTTACTTAGGAGATTTTGCATACTGGCAGCAGTTCGTCAGTACGAACAAAATCAACTGTATGCTTTAGCTAGAAGGTGGGAACCTCACCCGAATACGCACACTACCAAACATAATTTGTATCACGAGGGTTTAGATGTGAGCTGGGTTCAAGCTGTTATAAAAGAAAATACTCCAGACTATGCCCATAAATACTGGAAATCCTAATTCTTTATCTTTATAGGCTCGTGCTGTTTAGTTGTATAGATGTGATGCAGTTCATCATAAGCTTCGTCATAATTCCACCGCGGGCATTTAAATGACATTGTTCTATGTTTAGGATAGTCTTCTTGCCATACCCAAGTACCACTACAACCAGTAGAGAGAAAGAGAAGAAGGAAGCATATAATAAGACCTACAACAGGAGTCCAAAATGTCCCTCTTTCTAAAAATTTTATTTCTTTATCAATATCCATTATCTTATACCTGATCCTACACGAGTAGGGAAGTGTTTTTCTTTGTATGTACCTCTAGACTCGCAAGATGAAACTGCTATTGCTATCATAAAAACTGTTAGTAACACCATTATAAAAAATTCTTTTCTTTTTTGACTCATTGTTTAATTTCTCTCTTAGTGTTTTGTCTCTCTTGCTTCCAAAATACTCTTCGCCAATACTTACGTAAATGTTTTCTCCATTGTGGTGATTTGGTTAATTTGCTTTGTTTGGCCATTGTTCTCTTTTTTCCTGCATGGTTAGTTTGTCTTGCTTGTTACCAAAAGCGCTATGTCTTGGGTTGCAGCAGCATTGACATCGCGGTTTGTTGTCTCTTGTTTTTTCTACTCTACCTGTTTTATAATTTATATGTTTTCTTCTCGTTCTACTCATCAGTTTTAAACTCCGCTTTCTTTGTACCACGCCATGTAGGAAATTCTCTTCTACCAAAATTGTTACCATATGCTGTCCACATATGAACAGTAGTTCCATGTTTAACTATAACAGGCCCCCAATCATCAAACTGTAAACCCGGGATATCCATTTCGCAAACATACTGATGGACATCATTAGAGATTAGTAAGTGATCATTATCTCCAGCATCCATACATCGTTGAGCCATATTGATTCCAGCGCCTGAAACATTAGGGTTGTCGTTAATGTCTTTTACTGGGACAACTGGTCCTGAATATAAGCCATTCCTTAAACCTATCCTAGAGTGCTTGTAAGTCATTCGCCCAACATCAACCATGCATTTAAAAGCAGCGTTAACACTGTTAAAAAATACTAGAGCCATTCCATCTCCAGTGGGTAATATGATTAGCTTGCCTTGCCTGTCAGCTTGTTTATAACCGTGGGTAGCTTTAACGTAATCAATTAGTTCGTCAGTGCATTTTTTTTGTTCGGCGGTAGTCTTTTTTGAATATCCAACTATATCCATGAAGTAAGTATGTGCTTGGCATGGAGTATCATATTGGATAGACTCTCCTCTTAACTTAAATGGATCTTCACCCCATTTCCATTTTATGACTCTTTGTTTTTTCTTCTTCTCCTCTTCTTCTTCTACTATTTTTCTAGCTTGTTCTCGAGACTTACGCTTCTCTGCTTCTATTCTATCTTTAATAGCTTGTCTTTTTTCTTTTTTCTCTTTGGGCTCAAATAGTCTACCAAGTAAAGTATCGGGCTCTTTTAGGGCTTCGCGTTCCTCATCTTTTTCTCGTCTTTCTTTCCTAATTTTAGATAACATGCCATCGGTGACAGAGCAGTCTACTTTAGAGTTCTCCCTGACAACGACTTTATAATTTTTGCTAGAACGGTTGGGGTGGGGCTGAGCGCCTTGTGATACGAGATAGTCCAATATTTCTTTATTGCCTGTGTGGTTAGCTATTTCCCAAGCGTTTAAGTGATGTATAGAATCTTTAAGGTAAGTAGAGCCATTTATATTAGCCTTACTCTTTAATAACATTTTTATAATATGAAGGTACTCAAACTCAACAGCATAATGTATAGCCATCCACCCACGGTCATCTCTGCCGTTTATTCTTATACTATCATCCTCCAACAAAGCTTCTATTTCGTTTATATCCGCTAATTGAACAGCTTGGTGCAAAGTAAGTTCTTTATTGTGGAAGGAGCCCCCAGCTTGACTAAGAAGTAATATTATTTTTTTTATGTTAGGGCCATCGGCTACATCCATAGGATTAAGCACAGGAGGAGTTTTGGCTTCATCTACTTCCAATGAGCAATTCCAAGCATTTATTTTTTTAACTGCTGGAGGGTTACTTGAAATATTGGGATCTATCCCTGCGTCTAAAATTGCTTGAACCACCCTAGTCTTGCTGCTATTTGCAGCATAATGTAATGGCGTCCAGCCTTTTTCCTCGTCCTTTTCAAAGAAGGACTTTGATTTTGATGCTAGCGCTTTTTTTATTGCATTTAAATTGCCTAAGGAGGCAAAGTTATGTAACTCCCCCATAAAAGGATATTACACAGAAACATCTCTAAAAATGCTAAGCTGACGGATATTCGGGCACACCTTCATTATAAATATACTTTGACCTTAATGGAGTAGGCTCTACTTCTTTTTTTTCTTCTTCGGGGTAGTGGTTATAGAAAAAGTAAGGGCTATTCCCGTAAGACCTATCAATATCCTCAGAAGTAAGAGGATTGTTAAAGATTTTTACTTTAGGGGGTTTATCCTTAGGGTACGGTACAATAAAATCAGGATTATGCCAACGTAAAAGATTATTAGGGGGTATGGCATAGTTCCCATCATCCAATTCCAAAAAGTGGTAACATTTTGAATCTTGATCGTTAGCGTATCCAATATTGAGTTCATTAAGGTCTCCCTCGTAGTCGTCAATAGTAAAAACATACTTACCAGAACGCCATACTTGGTCCCGGCAAAATACGTCAACTCTGCGGTTTTGCAAAAAGCCGAATGTAGTAACTGCGATATCATTATCCTGACAATCCCATGTTTGCAGTAGAGATAATCGTTTTTCTTCGTCTTCGGATAACATTTCATAGTCCTCTTTATGACAAAACGCCGAAATTGGCATCTGCCAAAAAATCGCTCCGAAGCACGATTGAAAGTGAAAGTGCATGGGACGATTTATCATTGACTTTACACCGAATATGTAGCCTTCTGTTAATCCATCGTCTTCTGGGCCGAATATATACTTGTTACGAATGAAGCATTGTATATAGGGGGTGTTTGCATTTAATTGTGCCATATTATGTATTACATTTAGAAAATTATAATTTCCTGTGTAATATTATTGGAAATGCCGAGTGAAAATAAAAAAATATCTTTTGGGGATTTGGATGGGTTCCTTAAGTTCGCTCCTATCATAGGGATTGGGATATTGGCGTATCTTCAAACTTTATTTCCGAGCAAGGTAGAATTTGAAAAATTGGAAGACCATTTAATTCAAATGGACAAAAAAATAACCGAAATCACTATTCTACAAAAAGACACTTCAAACAACACCGCAGCCATAAGTAATTTAAACAATAGATTAAGAGAAATAGAAATTGCATTGGCAAAGCACGATAAACCCTAATGACTTCTTTGATACTAGCTGCCGCTTTATCCTTCCAGCCTGACTTGGAGATAAAGATTAATGGGCTAGTATGCGCTTCGTGTGGTATAGGCATTAAACGAGGGTTTAAAGAAGAGATTAACGTGTTAGATGTAAAGTTTGATACAAAAAAACAAATTGCGTTAATTGATTTGGCTGAAAGTGATTCAGGTAGGGTATATTGGATTAAAAATACTAAAATTATAAAAATTATAAAAGATGCTGGTTATGAAGTCACCAGTATTAAAAGGCTTTGGAATAAAAAGCCTAATAGGTACAATCAACCATAAATTTTCCGGTGGGGAGTCCACAAAGCCATTAGGGGAAGGATGGCACTTCAAAAAAGGAAAATTATGAAATTCAATCAACACGTATTATTAAAACACGATCACGGTATCACTGCACAATGGGTCAGTGAGGACTGGAGTTGGATGGCTGTAGCAACATATCAGCAAAATGAAATCAAAGGTAAAAACACGGATGGAGAAGATGTTGTAATTAAAAAATGGGCTCTTACTAATTGTAGCGGCCCGTGGACAGGAGTCTCAGAAGACGGCAAAAGTTTAGTAATTATTCCGGGGTATGAAGCGGAAAGGAACAACATCGCTGGGGAAGCTAATGTTTTGCTTACTTGCTTTAATGCCTATGCGGGGGGAGCGGCGGCAATCGAGTCTATGTGGAAAGGGGGAGAGTACGGATTGCTTGAAGATGAGGAAATGTTTGTCAACGACTAGTACCTCATTGACACCAATACTAAAAAAATCGCAGCCCCGCTAGGGGGCTGCGACTGAGGAACTAATTTATTTTATATACTAAGAAGTAGTACCAGCGCCCACATTGCCATCTTGCTCGTCACCTGAACCTACATTGCCTTCGCTGGTGCCAACACCCACGTTACCGTCTTCAACGGGTTCTGGGGTTGGCTCTGGAGCGGGTTCTGGTGCTGGAGCAGGCTCTGAACTACCAGCGCCTACGTTACCGTCTTCTACGGGGAGACCCATGCGGCGCCTCCAATAATTTGCATCTCTACTCATAATAATTTATCTTTCTTTTTTGGAATTAATCTGGATATACCTGACCGGTTACAACAGCTCCTGAAAAAGCGGGAACACATGCCAAGGCCCATGCTTGGGCTCCGTTACGAATATCGGAGCTGTTAGCCATCCAACCAGAAACACTATTAGCTGTCCAGCTCCAATCATTAGGAAGAGCAGGTCCGAGTCTTTTTGTTCCTGTTACTTCGCCGCTAACACCCGTCAAATCCATATAAGGATAATGATCGGTGCCACTAACCATATTACAAGTATATTGGTTCCATCTTTCGATAGGTGGCTTGCCAGCGTTATAATAATCTACGTCATGATAACCCCAAATGTTAACAACGGCATTTTGATCTTCTTTTTTTGATGCGGCAGTATTAACCTCAACGATACCGAAATCCCAGTAATTAAGTGTTGAGCCAGCGTCTGTTGTAATTTCTTTATAAAGTCCCATTGTATTATTCTCCTTCTGTTAATGCGTCTGTTGCTCCTGAGAAGAAAGGTACGCAGTTCTTTAACCAAACATACGCTCCGCTCCTGATATCGTCACTCCGCTGCATCCAACCGGATACTCCATTCTCGGCCCAATCCCAATCAGAGGGTAGGGCTGGCCCTAAACGTTTAGTTCCAGTTACTTCGCCAGAAACTCCTGTAAGGTCTGCATATTCATAATAGTCTATTGCGCCAGAATACGGGCAATTAAACATATTATCAGCTACAGAGGGAGCTCCTTGATTTCGATAGGTTTCATTCGTGAATCCCAAGGTGTTGATATTGGAGCCGTAATCCGGACCAGTAGTGCCTTGGAACCAATTCTCAACCCGACTAATCTTCCAATAAAAAGCCTGTTGACCGTCTTCCTTGGTATAATTTAAATTAAGTCCCATGTTAAATGATATTACACAAAAAAAAGTTAAAAATCCATTTTTTTAAAATCTTATTTAATAAACTCGTCTAATACATGACCTAGATCAGTTATAAACTTACTTTCGCTAACTAAGCTTTGGCGGCTTTGGAGATATTCAGAGGTTTCTTGAATTAAATCATCATTCTCTAACTTTTCGGCCGCTTCATCCAATGAGTAGTAATAAAACGGGTAATCTTTACCGAGGTACTCAACAACTGAATCAAGAGGGTTGACTAATATAGGAGTTTGGCGAGATATACATTCAAGAATGGCATTATTTGCAATAGAGTCATGTAAATCCAAAAAGACAACTGACTTTGACATAATTTCATCGTATTGCTCGTTAGAAAGATAACCGTTGGTTAAATGCGTGCAATTCTGCTCGTGTCGTGTTTTTAATTTAGCCTTACTATTGTAATAGCTATCCATGCCATATTCCCCGGGGCCTTGTAGTACAATTTTCTTATATTTGGTCTTAAGCCTGAAAAATGAATCAAAATTCCTGAGCCACCAGCCGATATGTATAACTTGGCGCCGAAAGCTCGAGAACTTAAACTTTACGTCACATTCGGCAGAGGGGTGATGTACAAATCCAACTGGCAAGTCTATATCCAGATGTTTTAATGAATTTTTTGTTTTTATAGCGGCCGATTTGCTTAAAGTAATCAACCCTATACAATTCTCCATAAAAGCTCTATAATGCTTATTAGCATAAAGAGAAAATACATTTTGTTCCCATCTTGTTTCTAAAGAGCCTAAAGAAGTACAAGGATTATGGAACATATTAATCCATTTCTTCTTCATATGGGGAAAACAAGTAAAATCCATTTTTTTACCTCTCCCTACGTTAAAAGTATGCTCAATCATAGCATCAAGCATTACCTCTGCGCTATGGTCATGAAAATGTTCGGCAATTAATCGGGTAACCCCGTTCCAGCCCCACCTATGTATTGTCTCCGGAAATGGTTGGCGGTTGTACAGACTTATTTTTGCCATAATATGATTTTTTGTAGCCTTTTACCTTCTCTGGGTTAGCTTTTTGCCATTCTTTGACTTTATCAACTATTTTATTCTTATTTTTGTTATAATAAGACTTAGCTATTTTATTGTCACAGCTTTTACAGTAGTATTTTAATCCATCTTTGGTACTACTTTGCTTTCTAAACTCTGATAAAGGAAGAGCTTCTTTGCATTTAGTACATACTTTCATATTAGTATAATTATAGCGGCCGAAGATACTTAATCTAAGTATTTTTGAAAAATATATTTATTTAGGCCCTTCGGGTATTTTTGAAAAAGATAGATAAAAAGGCTGGGGTAGAATGAAATTTATCACCCCCCCTGCCCCCTGCGTATTATACAAAGAATTCTTTTCAGTAAAGGGGGGTGGTAGAGGTGGGCGCGGTCAGCAGCGCACCCTGCCCTCGGCGCAGGTCACGCATACGGGAACACCTTGATGCTCTTCGTCGTGATTAATAACGCAATCTTCTATCGGGAACCAACCCCGACAACTGAAGCACTTGGCCGCGTCATCATCGTAATTGGTGAACTTGTCGGGGACATCGTCCCACGTCGGCTCGTTATAGTCCATGACGTTGTTTTCTAATACAGGTGGCGCACCATAGGGAAAATTATTGGCGGCGTGTATTGGCAAGTGGTTGCTGGTGTTATCGGTTAGGGCGTGAAATCTCATTTGTCTAGCCATTCGGTTTCCTCGCTCCATGTCGCCTCATGTAGCTTGTTTTGGATCTCGGTCAAACGCTCATTCGCTTCGTTGATCTTGTTTCGGAGGTAGTCGGCGTCCTGCCACGTTACGGCGGTTAGTGACTGAAGTGCGCCGCGCACACCGGCAAGCTCGGCGATCTCATCGCATAGGTGCTGTCTTGTTGTAGCTCTCATAACTGGAAAAAGGTTAGCTTAAATCTCAGATCTTTGCAAGTAAAAAATAAAAAAAGGTGGCC